AGCCACTCGACAGTCTTATCGAACAAGCCAGTGTTAGCTAGCTGGTTTCGAAGTGAGACAGCCGAGATCACACCACTAGCGTCAGCGATCGTGGTCGGAAGATGACGCCTCACACGGACGATAGAAACGTCCGTGCCAGCGTAGTACTCCTTCCCGCAAGACTCTCTGAACTTGCCAGTCCAGAAAGACTTGCTCAGACCGACTCGAGCACCGAAATGTTCGAGCGTCTGAACGATTGTACGCACCTGTCTGATGGGGACGATCAAATCGTCACCATAGACACGCACCGACCCAGAAAGAGATTTAATATCCTTTCTGGTAAGTGACGTGTTGAGCGCTCTTTGAATCCCCAAGAAGATAATGGTCGTAAAGACCATTGCTTCAACCGGGAAACAGAGTGCTGAACCCATCGACGCATACTTGGCTAGGCGTATAACGCCATGACCAGGTACGTCAGCCCGCCTAGAACGACAAGCATCAACGGCCTCAAGCAAATGAGGCCACCGATGCAGCATCGCTCTGACGAGCTGATTGGAGACACGATCAGAGGCTTCGCTCAGATCGAGCGTAGCTGTCTGACCATCAATTGAGCCACGATGAGCCATTCTCTGATTAGGAGATTGGTCATCGAACCCAATCATCTTCTTAAGGAGTTCATCCCTTGAGAAGTGATCAAGAAAACACCGCAATATTGCCTGCTGTACGTATTGCATACATGCAGGTTCTATTGCGATAATTCTTGGTGTCTTCATCGTTTTAGGCACTGAGACTACCCTCACGGGCGTTTCAGCATCGGGTTCGGAGAAGGACTCCTTCTTCAGTTCCCCAATAAAATTGAGGTTCGGAAGGAGGAACTCATGAGAGGGAAAGCACCTCTCGAGTCGAGTGGTCCAGGACCGCAGATTGTACTTACCATTACTGGTAAGACGATCAGCGGTAGCTCCTGGGCCATGCTTGGGCAGGAGAGTCCCGTAGTGGATATCACTATCCATTTTCGAGAAAATCCTACCGAAAAGCAAATTCGACATGCGACTGAACTCGTCAAGATCGCTTTCGACAAGTTCAGAGTCGAATTCTCGGACTTCTCGCTCACACTTGATAAAACCGTCCATCGCTTCCTTGACCCGTGTATTGCTACAGGGGACAAGGATCTTCCCGAAAGTCAACGTTAGCTGACGAATCGCGAAGATTGCATCGATAGACGGATTATCAAGCAACACGCCAGATACAGGGTCGAATACGCGACCGAAGAAACCCTGAAGAAATTCAGGGAGACTTCTCCCTCGTCGATAGTAAAACGAGGGATGGAATGTCGCGTGACCTTGATCGAGCCAGTTTTGGCTGGCTTTCCCAAGGTCAGGCAGGGTTATCGTTAAAAACGATAACCCCTCGCATTCGACTCTCCTCTTGACCGTTATCTTGTCAAGAGTGGCGCTGGTGCAGCAGGCAATGGCTAAATCATCAGCCATTGCCGACCAGAGTGACATCAGGCTTTTCATAGACCCTCCTTTAATAGAGGTAATCTATCCTTAGCCTAATGGATCTCTATCCTCAGACTAGAGATGCATAATCTCTAGACCTACCCCAGCCTAGGGGTAGTCTTCTAAGAGGATAACCACGAGATGCCTTGGTATTCCAAGACAGACTCGAGCGGTTAAGTGAAGTGCAGGGCTCCGACAACGTCGAAGACCTCATTCACAACAACAATTAGAGCCTGAACAAGACCTAAAGAAGCAAGAGCGAGAGCCTTACGGTTCCCAATCTTACTCTTAGGCTTGACAGGCCTAGTTGCTGCCGCGAGAGCCTCTTGGTATACAGACCCCTTTCGTTCAATAGACCGAAAGTCCGGATTAGTAACCGGACCAGAGGAATATTGTTCGATAGAGAAACGTATACCAAGTCCCCTACGATTCACCACCAAGAAGCTTGGTGATGACCGCATCCGAGCTAGCAGTGAACCAGGTCTTAAAGCCCTGGTAAATCTGCAATAGCTCCGTGGCCGTATAGCCCGCGACTGGAGCGTCGAAGACGAGGTAGCAAGAGCTACCCACCTTCACGTTCTCAGCCGGGACAAACGGATCCGCGGTGATTTTGGAATGGTCGATCCTGAGCAGATGTCGATTGCGCTTCGCATAAGTATGCGAAGCCTTTACGACAATCAGCCCATCTGACGTTTGATACGTCGTGTCGTCTCCTTCCACCGATGTTTTCGGTAGGGTGTACGGCACGGCGTTAATCGTCAGTGCGATTGGATCGGTAAATGCCATTAGGC